CCAAAACGCGTTTTTACACGTTCCAAACTTTTCCATTTCCAAATCATTCCCAGAAGTTTCAGATACAATCCCTTTCCGTTTCAGATTCACAGATTTGAAATTTACGATTTCACGATGTTATGATCGACATACTTTATATACTCTATAACCTCCCTTCGAATAAGAGACTTTTACTGCAGAGACTCCCTTGCGCTGTAGGAGATACATCAGACGTGCGTGACGACACGCGGTGCGGACCGCAGGTCCGCGGAGATACCCTTGGATCGTGGGATGTCCTCTTCTTTAGGCCCCCTAAGATCGGGTTACCGATAGTTACGGTTACCGATATTTCTGAAAGTTGTTTAGAAAATCTTGATCTCTGACCGGCCGGTTGAAATTCAAAAAAATCTAAACAACTTTCAGAAATATCGGTAACCGTAACTATCGGTAACCCGATCTTAGGGAGTCTAAAGAGAATTCAGGATCATGAGCTCTTGGTAGGAGTAGGTCTCATAATAAACATACGTCCTCGGACGGCCTTACCATCAACTTTCTTAGAATGAAGCACTAGTCCCAGCTTGTTCAACTCGCGTCCAAGGGCCTGGTCTGACATTCCGTGGGCAACCCCATCGTTCAGTAGCACTTCCTTGAGCTCCGAGAAAGAGGTAAAAGCCTCCTCATTTCCCAGCATGATCTGATATCCTGCCGCTTGGAAGCATGCTTTAAAGGACACATTGGGAGTGGGAACCCATTCCTGAGCAGAGGCAAGAGCCGTTGCAGGCGGGATGGGGCGTGTGGGAGCATAGGCGTCCATGATACACCAGAAATACGCATCTTGGTATTCCGTGGTGTCAAAGAGGTGTTTGATATCTACCGCCTGGCGCTCCCAGTGCTCCAGGCTCTCTACAGGCTTGTCCACAAACGACAGCTTGTATTCGTAGATCTTGATACGATTGATCGTTGCATTATCCGTCGCATTGAACTTCGCCATGTCGTTACAGAAGTAAAGGAGCGTCGCACGGTTCTTTTTGAATTGCTCGTCTTGGAAGTTCTTTCGGATCGGTATCAGGTCTCCTCCTGAGACAAGGTTCTTCAGGATACTGATGTCCAGCAGGCCAGAGGGGCGCACTTCATTTCCAATGGAGATGCGACTATTGTGGATGGGATAGACCCATGACAGCTTCTTTGCTTCATCCGCTCCTGAGTTCTTATTATACAAGAGGGAGTTGGGATTGTAGGTAGACACATACGACTCGAAGCACTTAGCCAAGGCGATGGATTGGACTCCCTTGCCTGAGTTGGTCTCTCCAATTGCCCATATCATTACCTTGTCCTCATAATGTCCCGCAATGCCACGAGCAATCAGCTGTCGTTGGTAGACACCTACATCGTGTTCCTCTTTATCAAAAGGATCCTCAAATAGCTGTTTGTTCAGCTTCGCAATGAGAGCCTCGTCGCGTTCTGGAAAGGGACGATTGATCCGCCCTGAAAAATACAGATCTCGGTTGAATCCCTTTGAAAACTCACGTGTCTTCATGTGATAGATACCGTCTTTAAACAGTAGCATTCCAATCGTGCGGTCCAATTGGGATTCACAGAACGGAGAGGAAGGGAGTAGAGCGGGTAGTAACTTCATCACGATGTCCTGTTTGTAGAGGAAGCCAGAGTAGTTGACCGTGCCATCCATTGTTTCCTCGATCAAATGAGCATCCATAATCTTCTTTCGCAGACGCTCTGGATCATTGGTCCACATTCCAGTGTCCTCCTCAAACATCATGATCCCATTGTCTGTATCATGAATGAGATTCTCGCGCATCGAGGAGACTAGTTTCTTCGCCATGAACACATCGTCTACATCGCTAAGACGCAGAAGCTTCGCGGATTCATTGGAAAATTCAGGGGAACACGTCATAGACTTCACAGCGAGCTTCAAACGATATCCTGTGGATTGCTCAATGAATGCCTCACAGCCTCTGAGGAGATGCTCTGGAAAGTGGATCTCACCCTGTAGAATAATGATCATGCATCCATCATAGGCTAAGATACCCACGTCGCGTCCCTCCCTCACAAAATACTCTCGCATGGCCAAGAGGCATTTACATTCTTCCGTTTGTGCCACATAGGCGAGGAACGTGCCCATAATGTTCTTCTCTTTAGCTTTCACTACAAGGTCATACAGTTCCGCATAGACTGTGCGTAATTCAAGGGCTAGCCGTTTCAATTCCCCTTGGAGTGCTTTCAGCTCTTTGATCTTGCATCCAAAGATGCATTTGATGATCCACTCTTTCACGTCTCCTCTTGTCATATTGTATTGATGCATGGCAGAGGCGATCAGCTCATCACGATGAGAGACATAATGCGAGAGGAGTGTCAGCGGAACATCCAGTCTTTCTCCTAGCTGGGCTAAGATTGTCGGTTGGGCATTCTCAATATCAATATCGTGATACAATCCAGCACACAATGACTGTCTTAGGGTCTTCTCTACGCGCTCCAGGCTGCCCTTTTCCGCCGCATAGAGACGACCATACCCTGCACGGCTGATCGCCGAATTCTTTGAAAAACAGTAGGTATAGGTGGACACATTATATTGATTGTGGCTCTTGGCATTGTCATAGAGCGCCTTGATGTTTGCTAGTTGACCCGCATCTAACGTTGCACGTTTTGCCCATATGTTTGCCATGACGGTTGCATTCCAGCGTTGATGGGTCTTCACACGGAGCAAAGGGGTAAGGATCACTTTCATTTCTTGTAGGGCGGCCATCGCTTCTCTAGTTTTCTATAGAGGGCGAAGGTTTAAACTCTGGAGCGAAAAACGCGGACGTATTTCAAGGGTCGGAACTTCTAACCGGAGGGAAACAAAGACCTAGCGCCAATGCCTTCTCCTTGACTTTATCCTCTTTTCTTTTTCGTTGAGTCTCTTGACGTTGTCTCTTCTTTTCTTCTTGCTCTAGGCGACGTTTCTCTTGATTGATCGCCAAATTGGCATCTTTCTTTGCAGCCATTTGACGATCCCTCTCCGCTTGACGTTCCACACGGAGGAGCTCCTTCTTTGCTTGACGAGCCTCTTTCTCTGCTAGAGCAGCAGCGACAGCCTCCTCTTTCACCCGTTGACGCTCCTGGAACTCAGGGTCTTCTCGTCGCTGAACCATCTGCGCTGCTAAGATTCTCTCGCGATTCCTATAATAAAAACGAAGAGCCTTCTGTCGTTTCTTAGCGATCGCATCCAACTCAACAGACACTTCAGATGCGGAGGCAGAGGGAGCAGACATCTATGATCATCCAAGACAATAAACACACGTTACTGTGTTACACGCGGACATACCTTAGGTTCAGTGTGATCTAGACTTTCGCAGCGTATGTCGCCATCGCTGAACCCCCTTAGACGGTCGTAACGCCTTTCCTCCTTCCATGGGCTCCAGTGTATACTCTATGTGATAGGAGGATGGGTCTATTAAAAATTGCACGCCCCTCAAATGAAAATAAATATGACCCTTGGTAAACTGGTCAAACCAATCATCCGTTGATAAACATGCAATGAGCGTATCGGTATCGAGTTGACTACGAAGATAACGAAAGAACTCTTGCCATGTCTGACAGGACTCATAGGTCTCTTTGATCCGATCGATTCCAAGAATTGTAGGATGATCACCCGTGCAGAAGATAAACCCCTTCCACGACATATTCTTTTTCTGTTTATTGGTATGATTCATCATATTATGATAGGATTCTTCGAATGCTATCCGTGCATGAAGATGAGTTTCATACCACGATGGACCCTCTGTAAATAGTTTTAATGCGCACAGACCGAGGACCGTGCGTTGTTCATATTCTTTAGAACTAAGATCGGTGTAGGTCAATTCTTTTATTGCTGGATAGAAACGATGAATATAGGTCATGATCACATGGATCATCATAAACGTATCGGTCCCCTGCTCAAAGGGGTCTGCGAATTGACATTCCCCGTCCCATCGGATGTTATTAAGAATCCCTCGAGAGTGATAGGTGTAACCAATGTCTTTCATGAATGTGATTTCAATACAATAGATGGTAGGGCCTCCAATATAAATCGTAATGTCCCATTCCGTATGATATTCCGTGATCGTCATCGTTTTATTGCCGACTGTCACTCGTTGTTGGATCATATGGATCGTATTTCTAGGAGGCTCCATTGTCCCAATACGTGCATATCGTCGTGTGAGGTTTCTAGGTGCAGGCGAGAGGTTCATAGTGGCTCCCTTTATCTACGCGACGATCCTTTAAGCGGTTTCCGCCCAACACAAGGTTCAAAGAGACATCCAACAGACCCATTATGACAACGGGCTGTAACCATACACCCTCTCCAGTCCCAAGTGAGACAACCCGTGAACGCCCACGCTCACCGAGAGAAACAGGACTAACCCGATCAACGGGAAAGGCCCCATACGAGACAAGATCGACGCATGGCGATACAGGAGGACCAGGGCCACCGCCAACAGAATCCCATTCAAGACGTGTGCATAAAACGACGGAGCCTCGTAGAGTTGCATTCTAGATAGGGTGTATGTTTTTTTAGGGTTCATGAACCGTGGGCGACGCCACAAGGCTCGCAGACCCTGCGGGCCTGCTTTGCGCGCGGTGCGTGCCTTTGTGCGGCCCGCAGGCACTGCGTGCCTGCTTTGTGCGGTCCGCGGATTCTTATGACATCCCTTATCCTAAAAGACGTCATAGAATTCTTCATATTGCATAGTGGTCATCGACGCCGAGAGCGACGATGTGTTTTACGATTCCGTCTGGTTCGCGACCCACCTTTCTTCTTACATTGGATCGGTGCAATCTGTTGCAGACAGAGACTTCCCTTTCCTAGTGCCTTTTCTGATTTCTGCTCTAGTGCTAAGGCGGAGCCCTTTCCTGGATTGAGATAACCCGTCTGCATGCTTTTGATTAACTGATGAACATTTGGATTCTTATACGTAGTGGTAAAAGACCAGCAGTTCTGAATAGAAAGTGGTTGTCCCCTCACAAGAGGATCAATATTGTCTCCGTCAAGATAATGGGTCTTTATCGTAAACGGTTTCCCTTTGAGCGTATACTCTTTGCATGTGTCCCTCACATAATGTTGCATGATGTGATTATGTGCGACGACGTGGACGTTTTTTTGGTCCTTCTGCTCATGGAGAGAGGCATGAAACCACTTCATAAACTCCGTCAGATCCCCTGTATTGGCATAGCTCTTTTTTAGAAATGAATCGTGTAGAGGGTCTGCGATATCACAAAATCGTGGATCATTCTCAATGGGACTGTCTTTTGTAATGGGAAGGTGTATTTCATCCCATGTCATAACACCCTTTGTGCGTTTCTCTATGAGTAGCACGACTTCCTTTAGTGCACTGTAGTCTGGAAGGAGTTTGATTTGTTCTAGAAATGCGATAAACTTTGGAAGAGAGCTTGCCAATGGATGGGCTGTATTTCCCTCCATCCCATCCTCTCGTAAATAGGGGCACATGCGAAGGGTGATGGTGTTACCAGAAAAAGCATAGAGCAAGACCGCTGTCATCCATGTTCGGATTAAATTAGAGACACACACGCCTTCCACAGGCATCTCAAAACGGGGGGAGCCCTGGTGCTTACGAGCTAGGTCAATCGTGCTCATGATTCCACTATGTGCCAAGGATGGGATTCCATCCGAAAGCGTATGACCAATGAATCCGATACGTTCTCTGATCAATCCTCCCTCTTCATACGTCTTGATATTGTAGCATGAGGTGGCATGTCTTGTAAATTGAAATTGGATGGCATTTGCGTTTACAGATGCCATTGCATTGGGTGCCATTGCATTGGATTCTTTTGCTAGAGGCGCTATTGCTAGAGGCGCCATGGCTAGAGGTGCCATTGCATTGGGCGCCCTTCCAATTTCCATTCCATTAATAAGATAACGACGAACCCCTGTCGCATTTTTAGTGCCATTTCTTATTTTCCATTTTTGTGTGTGCGCCATTCTAGTAAGACATCGTAAATAAAGAGTTGCATTGTCTTCATAAGAAGTAACAGTGAAAGCCGGGTGCTCCCTAGTATGGTCGCGATTTTCATGTAGGCTCTGTCCCCGTCCAACAAGGGCTTACAGAGTTATACACAGAGTTATACACAGAGTTATACACAGAATTGCCATAGGCTTCTCGTGAACCCTGTAAAAACATGGTCTCTTAACAGAATGAGCGCCGAGGACGATGAGTGGTGTGCCATTGATATTGAAAGCAAGCTCAATAAGAAGATCGATGCGTTGCAGGCCGTCGTCCAACAACAGAGCGAATTGATGCAACAGATGTCCACTAGCATCCAGACCCTCAAAGAGGAACTCCATCGCACTCACCAGACCGCCTCTCATGATCTATCACGACGACATGATCGAACCCATGAGCTCCTGGAAGAAATGAAAATTTTGAAACATCGCGAGCTCAACATGATGCTACGGGAAAAGGTCCCTGTTCCCTTTTGTTCCGATAGGTCTCTCCTTGGTCATACGTCTCTTCCTAAACCCACCCTGTTATCTCCTCACTTCCTCGGACGACGGATAGCATCTCCTTCTTCTGATGCCTCTCCTTCCACCGCAGGTCGGTCTCCTACTAGCCTCTTCTTATAGCCTCTCTGCTAGTGATTTTCTCAATCCCTTGTAGGAATGGATAAACACTTTGTTCTAGCGCTCTTCCACGTCTTAATCATTGTCCCCTTTTTCCTCTACGTCGGCGTCTATCGTGCCTCCACGCATCCATGGGTCTATAAGGCTCTTATGGTAGTGGGTGTGATTCTTCTGCTGTTCCATGGCTCCAAACTCGCCGCACGACTGTCTATGAAATCCGATTACGCCTACATCAATGCCCTGCATGTTCTCTTTGCCCCCCTGTTGATCTACATTGGATATCACCAGCAAGATACACCTCGGGCCGCCTACGAGGTGCTATTGATGATTACCTTTGCCGCCTTGGGATATCACATGTTTTCATTGGTTCGGATTCTACAGATACAAGAGTAACGGCTTGCAAGAATGAAAAAAATAAAGGACACCGTTCTCATATCAAATCACGTATCGCATTACGCTTGACTTGATCTTCACACGGTAAACACTCCCCCTTACAATGATACATAAACCCACACGAATTCTTGAACTCCTTCTGACATGCCTTACAATGATACATCTTTCCCTCTTGTCTCATGATGAGTTTGATTTCCTCTGCACAATGAACACGCATATAATGAATGATGGTGTTTCCCTTTGTTAAGGAAGAGAATTCACAGTCGTCGCATGGACACAGGAAGGTCTTCTCTTCCTTCTTGGCTTGCTCAGGGTGCTTGGACTGGTAGTGGAGATCCAATGTATGCTTTTGGAGAAACCCCTTGTCGCAGATCTTACACACGTGGCTAAACTCCTCTTGGTGGCGCTTCATGTGATAAAACATCGTGGATTGGTTCTTTTTGGTGGCCTGGCACGTGGGGCACACAAAGAGACCCTCGTCATTCTTGGTATAGGTAAACATTCTGGGCACAGTGGTTATGATGCCTTTGTTTTGCATGTCGTGGATTTCAATTTTTAGGGAGGGCTCTAGTATCTCTACTATGGATTTGTTTATGTCCCGTTGGCTGTGGCTGTGCTTACTTACGAGCGGGAAAGGACACATACGTCATTTGCTCAATCAGCCCCACAACGTCCTCATCCTCTTCGTCTCCGACATATTGTGTGCGATACCGTCTCCAGACGTCCTGAATGTCATGAAGCACCCGATAGTATACAGGAAGAGAGATCGTCGGACGGTAATCCCATTCTGCCATGAGCTGTTTCAGTTGCGTCATAATCTCCCGTGAGGTGTTGGAGATGAACGGATCCTTCCCTTCGAGACGCTCTGACATCTCCATCCAGCCAATCGTCGCATAGTCGTAGATGAACTCCATTCTGCGTGTATACCATCCGTTGTCCAGCGGGAGATTGTAGATGATCACTTGCTTGATTTCATGGATGAGGAGCTCCAACTGGTCTTCGTTGCTCATGTCGTGGATGTTGGAGAACTTGCTCTCTAAGGTCATGAGATCGTCCAGCGATTCCTCCTCCGTGCATCCTGCGTGATGCGCGGAAAGGTTCGCGGAAATTTCTTCGTAGTCCATGTCGTTGGAGTCGGCTGTGTGGTTCGATTCGGCTGCCATCTTGTTTTTGGTCTTTGTTTTTAGATGTTCTCCTTTTTCAATTTTTTGGCAACTTTTAGGACAGTAGGAGGTGCGCCAAATAATCTCTCCGACAGATAGAAACATGTCTTCCATTCCTCGTATCGGTTCGAAAGCGCAAGTCTACCATGGCACGGCTCGTCAGACCCCAGGCGGTCTCAAGAAGGGCGATCTCCTCTTTAAGAAGGGTCGCATCATTTCCCGTCGCAAGTCGGCGGCGGGCAAGAAGGCCATCAAGCACCTCTTCGCCCTCGGCTTCAAGCCGAAGAAGGGCCAGTTCACCCTCATGCGCAAGTCGATGGCCAAGCGCAGCGGCAAGTCCAAGAAGTCGAAGACTCGTCGTGTCCGTCGCTCATAAAGCAACTCGTAAGATGTGCGGGTTTATTTCTTATCTAGAGCATCATTTGATTCACTAGATAGGATGGATTTGTCTGCGGTTACGGCACTCTATCAGAAAGCAGTTCCTCTCTTCCGCCCCCCTTATTATCTAGAGTATACTGTCACACCTCATTCTAGGAATTGCGTTGTATTATTTGCCCTACGAAAGGGTGATTGGTATGTGGCCCATGCATCCGTTGTCTATACAGTTGATGATTGTCTAGTTGCCGTGTGTGATCACGTAGACTCCGCCATCGGTCATCGTGTTGGTTCCTTCCTCTTTCTCTTACATTATCGGCTTGCCATGGAATGCGGTGTGCAACTCTTTACCCTAGACAATATGACCGATGATCCTCCTCGTGCCGCCTGCGGGATCTATTCCATGCTGATGTGGGAAGAGGGGCGGGAAGGAGAGGAGATCCTACTCGCCTATCTAGACCATATGGAGGGGTTTCAGCCTGGGAATGTGGCCCTTTCAGGGCCCGAAATCTCTTCGACCCCTTCGGGTTCTACGAGACCTGCGCCCTCTTCAGGGCCTGAAATGGTTGGAGTTCCCTATGTCCCTGAGAGCGGTCTGGTTGCCTGTGCATGGAACGTGGCTCTTCGACGTCTACGAGATCATGTTCTCGCTCTGTGGAGCCCCGAGAATGGAGAGAGTCCATGGAGTCCTCATGTGCGAGAGATCATAAGACCCCTCTTTCTCTCTTATCACCCTATGACCCTTCGTAGTTTTCTTCCTTCTCTGTAGACATGACACGACGTGTAAAGCATTCGAAACGCGCAAAGCATACAAAGCGATCCAAACGCTCTAAGAGCATGAAGCGATCTCGTGGAGGCACACAAGGCGCCCCTTTGGACCAGGCCTTTTCAGGTGTCGTCCTTCCTTCCGATGTGTATCGTCCCATCCTGAAACCTATGATTGGCGGAGATGGAGTTGTTTATCAAGCTCCCGCAAATCTTGCTGCGCCTGTCTATGCACCAATGAAAGGTCGTCGTGGACGAAGGCGCTCTGTCAAACGCAAAGGGAAAGCCCGTGCTCCAGGCCATGCCTTGCCCCAAGGCTTTGGACAGATGGTTCAGAGTTTCCGACCCCTATGATGACTTCAACTGAACCGCCATCCATTCACACACCTTCGACAATTGCTCCCGTGACACCACCTCTCCCTGCTGTGCCACAGGATCATACCAATACAGAGCGCCCCCTTGCGCCTCCTCATCCATCCGCGACCAACACATCCCTGCCTTCGCCACCCTGATTTCATGGAGCACCTCCTTGTGTTCCTTCGCCGAATAGGTAGGACGATACACCGTCTGGAGCGCAGTATACATCCATTCCGTCTCCTCGCGTGTCATCGTCTCCATCGGCGGAAAAAAGATCACATCATACGATTTTAGGGTCACAGGGGTCCTTATCGGTGCCATGTGAATGACAGTGGTCGTCCGCTGGATCTTCTGCCAGATGGCATCTGGAATGGCCAGGTTTTCTACCACGAGCAAGAGGGGTTTGACCACATACGTCATATAGGTCAGAACCATCGTCCAATCGTGATTGTCTTTTACGTGAAACTGGGCGTCATAAGGGAGAGGGAGGAGCGTGCATAGCGAAAGGGGAGAACCCGTGACAAGGATCCTCCGTTTGAAAGGGGTTCGTAGCGGTTGAATGGATTCGTAGAGCGGTGGCATCTGATCGGCCGTAAAGCCCCCATGACAGAGAATACGGGCCCCATGAAGCTGGGAATGGAATGCCTCTATGTGTAGGGTTTCTGTGGACATCTGCTGATTCTGCTGCGCTTACAGAAAAGATGATAAAAACAGAGACGCGTGTTGCGACTCTGTTGTTAGGGTATATGAATCTGATTAGAGTTGCTTGTCCATGTCGATCATGTGCGTAAAGCTGTGAAGGAGATCCACAAAAGATCCTTTGAGGGTCTGAATCTTCGGCAACGGCGGGTTCGGAATCATATAGTTAGGCTCCATGATCGACGATGGAATCGCGCGTCCATCCGAATAAGGCATCTGCTGAAACGATGTGACGCCATTTAGTTCGACATAGCCGAATCCATAGATGTGGGCGATGAGAAGATGCTGTGTCAGCCCCGTTCGTTTGTCCTTGAAACAGAGTGCTCGTGGGATGATCATGTTACTCTCTCTCACAGAAGATCGTCGGAGAAGCCAGGAGCCCCACGGGGCGGCGGCGAGGGCCGCCGAAGAGGCCGCACGCTGTGATTCATGATCCCACTTCTTGAGAATGTGCAGTTCGTCCATATGAGCAAAGAGCTGGACCGTCAGGAGATCCAGCGGGTTCATCGAGGCCGGTGCGACGAGAGCCTGGTAGAACAACTGCGGGAGCTCGGCCATAGGGGGCTTCCAGTCGGCATGGGTGAGTTGACGGAGGGCATGGTGATACCGAATACGATCCATGGAGCCGAGATAGGGTGTCATCGTGCGAAGATCCTGCGTTTTCTTCTGAGTCAGGAACCATTCCGTGGCGGATTCTACGGTCCAGTAGCGGAGTCCGTGGATCGTCCGTCCTTCGCCAATGCTGAGTATGGAGAGCGCTATGCGCTTGTTCTCTTGGTCTTCGACATTCACCTCTTCGAGGCTGATCACGTCCTCTTGGGGGGCCAAGAAGGAGAGAGCATGGAAAGCCTTGTAGACAGAGGCAGACATGGTGGGTTGGTGTTCTTTTTTGTGACAGGCGGTTTCAAATTTTATAGGGTCGCTGGATAGAATGAAACAATTACTTAAAGTGGCAGGCATCCTTGTGCTCTTGGATTTGTTTTGGATCGCGACGGGAGGCATCTATGCCCGTCATCTGACCGAGAAGATCCAGGGATCGCCCCTTCGTGTTCGATACCTCGCTGCGATTCCCGTCTATCTGTTTCTCGCCTATATGATACTGGAGACGACCAGTGACACACAGGCGTTTCTGTATGGATTGTGTATTTACGGTGTGTATGATTTCACGACGCTGGCGCTCTTCTCCGACTACGATTGGACCTTCGCGGTGGCCGATACGCTGTGGGGTGGCACGTTGTTCTTCTTGGGACGACGGGCGATTAAAGCACTGCTCTAAAGCGTTGCTTGCTACGTTAGACCAAGAGACGACCCGACCAGATGCCAATCGACTGAGTGAACATGTAGGCGAAAAAAAGAACGACCAGCATCGTGGGGAGACCCTCCCATGGACGTGGAGGGATACGGGAGTCTTCCTCATCGGATTCCGAAGAGACATCGCTCCATGTGTAATCGGGTGTGCCATCCGAGACATCGCTTGATGTGTCCATGGGGTCGTTGGAATCGGTGGTATCCTTCTTATCAGTAGAGGTAGGCGTGTTGAAAGTAGGCGATGTTTCACTATCCGCGGGCGAATCAACAGGCGAGTCGACAGGAGAGTCTGCAAGCGAAAACGGGATCGTCTCCGCAACCAGCGGAGGAATGTCATCGTCGTCCGCCATGATCCATGTGCTACGCGTATAGGCCGCGGCGGGCATATGGAGATCGTTCATGTTGGCATCGAGGGCCGCCGTCATTCCCGTAATCAGTGGCGATTCCGTAGGGAGTTCAATGAGGGGAATAGTAGGGATCGTTCGCGGATCCGACGGAGCCGTGGAGAGAAAGGGGGTGCTGGGTGGTGTCATTGGCGAAAGGGGGGAGTCTTCATTCATGATTTATCTATCATTGCTGGGGTTGTTTAGGTTGGTGGCGGGACGCAGCGCCTACTGAACGATCTGGAGCATCGATCTTAATTCCTCAATATACGCTTCTAATAGATTCGGGCAACTCTTACGTCTTAGCCATTGACAATACCAGATTTCTACGTATCGGTATCCTCGTTCCTCACAAAATGCCTTCTTTTTTAAGGTATTTTGATAATTCTCTTCATGAGTCTTTACCCCAAATATAGCCATCTCGTCACGGTTAGGATAACAATCCTTGCATCCATGAACATGACATCCGTGGAATTCAAACACAATAGACTGTATCAGTTGATAAAGGAAACCATCTGCCTTGTATCCAGATTCAGGAATTCGATACTCTCCTCCGTTTTTGACATGTTGAATAGGAGTAAGAAGACCCAGCATGTCTGATAGCATATCAAGCCATTCTACTGCGATCTTTGACCAGCCTGCCATGGAGCATTGTGGACAGCCACTTCCATTGATGTGATTGTGAGCCGTTGGATTCCATCTGCCATGTATCTTACCATCAGAATCGGTTTGAGAGCATACAACTGGTATTTTTGAGTATCCATTTTGATAATCTTCTGGCTCTTTTTCGTCGTATTCAAACTTCTCGTTGGAGTGTATTTCTCGACAGCGTCGGATCAATTCAAGGTATGGAATCCGAAAATGGTTTGACAGCGTGTCATCTTTACACAATACGCATCTACGGCCTCTTTGATGATCATTTGCTCGTTGACAGTAGTATCGTTGATGATAAATGCAGAAAATATCATGCGCCCACAATATGTCTTTCGCATTCTTTTCCAAGACTGTCTTGGAATAGTCGTCTTTGCCTTCCGAATGAATGTGATGAACCTTCTCTAGCCACTCCTCTTTTGTCCATCGCCGTGTTTCCGAGCTTCTCTCAATTTGACATCGTGGACACCCTTGACCACTGTTTAACAAATCACTTCCCGTTTTTTTAAACGGCTGGTGATTTTCATTCACTTCGCATTTCATCATCATGGATGTCTTTTGACTGATATACGGATCAAGTCGTGTCATAGAAGTCCCGTGAATTGCTTTCAAGTCTTTATCAAACTCTTCTTCCGTTCTCTGATACTTGCCACTGCATTTTGTGCATCCAGTATCACTGATTTGATGGAGCCAAGGGGTTGTGCATATCAACCCGTGATGTTGTTCTGAACACGGGATCAGCATATCCTCTTTTGAGTTCCAAAACAGGTCTTGGAATGAGATGCCCGACTTGTTTTCATGTTCCAGCTGAGTGAAAACATCGGCCATTCTCTTGGAGCGTGTTAAGAACTGGCGTAGTTCATCAAGTGTGACAGAACCACCTCGCAGCGTTGCAAACTTGTTCCCAAACTTTTCCTCGGATTTTTGAACCCATTGATCGAATAAGATTCTTCTCTTTTCTGGTGTGACACGCCTTGTGGATGACATTTTCTGCTTACTCTATTACTCTTCATAGGCCTTTATATGATTCAATTTTATGATAGATGACCGCTGTGTAGATCGATTGAAAGTAAAATTGAAATGCGTGAGGACATAGGGAAAAGAAGAGAGAAGAGAGAAGAGAGAAGAGATGGACATCGTATGCACAGGAAAAGGGGTAGTCGTGCCCGTCGGAGCCCGTGTGCATCAGGTATTGCGTGAGGGCTATACACTGTATGTGGGGACAGTGTGTAACGATGGGCGACCAATTATCGAGTCCTTGCGATACCGAGAGGCGGTTCAGCGGGGGATTCCCATCGTGTTCTGCGGGGATGCGTTGGCAGATTCGATGGATTGTCTATCCGTAGCAGGGAAAGAGGAATTGTGGACAGACAAGTATTCCCCAAAGACCGTAAAAGATCTGATTGGTCACTCGTCCGTATGTTCCCAAGTAGCCCAATGGCTGTCGCTGACTGTTCGGCCCGCTGGAGAGAGAGGCTTACTCCTGACAGGCCCCCCTGGGATCGGTAAAAGCACGTTGATTCGTATCGTGGCGAAAGAGCTTGGCTACCATATTGCAGAATCGAATGCATCGGATGCTCGGACAGCGTCCGTATTGCGAGGCCAGATAGCGCTCGGCATGCGTCGTTTGCGAAAAGAGGTCATTGTGATGGAAGAGGCGGATGGGTGCGATCGTGGAGGGTCGGCGGAACTGGCTCAGCTGATTGTCAAATCGCCAACCCCCATCATATGCGTGGCGAACGATGCTCGTGCGGTGGCGTCATTGGCGAAAGTGTGTATGCATGTGAAGGTGGCACGGCCGACCAAGACTGTCATTGCAGCTGCCATGGACGTGATTGCGAAAAAGGAGGGAATGTCGGTAACACGAGCGGAGATCGATGCGATGGTGGAGGCGTCTGGGAATGATATTCGAGCGGTTCTGAATGCGTTACAGATGCGAGGATCAGGAAAGGCCGTGGCGGCGGAGAAGGATGCGACGTTGCGAATGGATCTGTTCTCGGCGACTCAGAAGCTGATGTCCCACAAACGAATTCCATGGACTGAAGGAGAAGATCTAGTGTTTGTGGATCATCACATGATTCCCCTTATGGTCCAAGAGGCCTATTTGACGGCATCTCGATCGCTCGAGGAAGCCGTGGCGGCGTCGGATCGGATCTCAGAGGGAGATCTGATCCAACGGCGTCTGTTTTCGTCTCAGGACTGGAGTCTGTTGCCATCGGTCGTCGCTGGGACGGTGTCGGTTGCCAAGACGGTGTCGGGTCCTGCGCCGTTCCAGATTTTCCCTAAAGTGCTGGGGAAAATGTCAAGCAAACGGGCACATGAGGCTCATCTTCAGGTTGTGGGGCGCACACGAAAGATCTCTGGTGCGTCCTTTCGTCTAGAAGAGGCGGACAGCATGTATTCCATCCTTACGAGGCCCTTGCTGATGGAGCCACCGCTCATCATGGACACCGTGGCGCGATTGGATGCGATCGGTCTGACTCGTGACGATTTGATGGAGTCCATCGAAGGTGTGGTGACGCCATTGGGGATTCCTACCAAGACACGATCTGCTTTTACACGTCTCTACAATAAAAAGAATCCTGTGGATCGTGGAATGAAGCGGAAGTCAATGGCGGCGATGGACGTGGATGGGAAGTCGGATGTGGAGGAAGATGAAGAGGAGATGTGAATGGATCCCATGCTATCGCATACACACTTGCGTAAAGCTCCTTTTTATTAAAAATTGACACGTGGATGAATCTATTGAATGACTACATAAGAAACCATGGCCATCATATTATCGGAACGAATCAAGACTCTCCTCAAGCGCTTTCTGGAGGTGGAGATGCCGACGATTGTAGAGGATGCGAAAGGATACGCTGGAGAGGAGCCAGAGGAAGATGCGTGGACCACCTTCTTCTGTATCAAAGACTGGCTGCTAAAGATCCATGTGCTCGCTCCTACGCACGAGCATGATTGTTCTCATGATGGAGAGGATCTAGCGTATGGGGAGACATGCGATGAATGTGATCCAGAGACACACACGCTTCAGTTTATTATTACCTACAAACGGACGTGTATCGCCCATAGAAATTACGGTCTAGAGGTTCCTCTAAAGACGCTAGATGCGTGGATTACGTCATTGGAGAAGGAGTGGAAACTGTGTCGATGTGGTCAGCCACTCCGCCCGTTTCCATCCCCCAATGAGAACCTGTGTTCGGCGTGTTACATCCATTCCTATGTGCGAACGGAAGAGCAGGGCGGAGACTGCTGTGTCTGTCATGAAAACGACTTGCGGTGGGTTCGTTTCCAATGTGCTCATGAGATCCATCTTCACTGCTATAATCACATGACCGATGATGGCCGAAAGAACATGAAATGCCCGCTGTGTCGCGAGTCGATTGCTCCAGAGTCCAAACATGTTAGGGACCCGTATGATGTGTAGGTGCATCGCATAAAAAACGAGGGTCTCTTGTTTTTATGGGGTTTTTTGGGATGGTTATGGTTTATCTTCCAGACCAGGTCCAGCCTGGGATTGCCTCCAGGGCCATAATGCGTTCAGGGGGCATCTTCCCGTTTTTCTTTGCTTGTCGCTGTGTTTGTTGCCACTGTCCAGCTTTTTTCTCATCGTTTTCTTTAGATGACGGAAGGGGAGTCCTTTGTAGCGTGTTATACAATGTGATCCAATTCAGTTTCTTCTGTTCCCATGTATCTGAGTCCAAGGCCCACCCAGAGTCCCAGGCCCACCCAGGAATGGCTTCCAGCTCCATGACACGCTCTTGGGATAGGGTCCCTTTGTTGTATGCGGTCCGCTGAGTGCTCTGCCATCTTCCTGCACGTGTTTCTTCTTCCTCTTTGGATGTTGTGGAGGGCGCATGTTGTAGCTTGGTATACTGTGTGACCCAGTTCTG